GAGGACGTTCTAAAAATCGAGGACGAAAACGCAACCGACCGCGCCGAACTCAAGTTAATGGAAGCGGTTGAAAAAGGGGAAATAGCCGCTATCATTTTCAGGTTAAAAACGAAAGGGAAAAAACGCGGTTACGTGGAACGCCAGGAACTCACGGGAGCGGACAACCAACCAATAATAACGATAAGCGCTAATTTATGAAACTCTTCATTCCTGTCTCAGCCGAACAAATAACCCTCAAACGGTTCGTCGATTACCACACGGCCAACGATAACGTTGAGCGCGTAATGATCGCCGTAAACAAAAGCCGCGAATATTGCGAGGGGCTGAAAGTTGAAACCGTGCAAACCGTTATCGATTTATTCGAGGCCGCTTGTTTGACGGGCAAAGAAACCCACACGCCAATCGTAACTATTGAGGGCGTGAAGCTGGGGTTTATTCCCGACCTGAATTCAATGACGTTTCGCGAGCACGTGGATTTGGACCAACTTTCAAAATCTATTTGGCTAGAAAACGGGACAGTCGATTATAAGAACTTACCTCAGCTCATGTCGATTCTTTACAGGCCCGTTACCGAGCAGCTCGGGGAATATTACAATATTTCGAAATACGATAGCGATAACGTCAAAAAATATATGAAGGCCGTGAACGGTTTGACTATGGATCGAGTACAGGGGGGACTGCTTTTTTTTTCGACTATCGCCGCCGAATTAGTCAACAATTCGCTGGAATCTTTGGACAGAATGTTGAAGACGGAGATTCGGGAGATTACTCACCCTCAGGGCTAGCGCGTTGGGGTTGGTTCCACGTGCTCGAGTCGGTTGCGGAGAATGATATAACGAAACACGAATTAATTTTAGATAAGCCAGCCGCCGCGATATTTACACACCTCAGTTATATGAGAGACTACCAAAGCGAACAGGCTAGAATATTAAAACAATCATATCGAAAATGATAACTCAGATAAGTTATAACGTTTTAATCGAGAGGTTTCGGGCTTTCGCCTCGGCTCACTTTTTAATAAAGGGGTTTAGCCACGGCGACTTATCAAACATCGACATCGAAAAAGGCGTGCAATTTCCGTGGATGCACGTTTTACCTGTGGAGGTTGAGCCTCGAGCGGGTTCGCGCCTTTACTCCTTCGTTATCATTTTCGCCGACTTACCACGCGATAAGGAAACGCCCGCCGAATATCAAAGGGAATGTATTTCCGATTGCATCAAATTAGCAGAGGACTTATTGGCCGAGGTTCAAAACGGGCTAACCGTATTCGGGCCGACCGTGGAATTAGACGGCTCGGCAAATATCGAGGTTTTCATTAACGAGTTTAGCCACACGCTCGCGGGCGTGAACTTACAATTAACGCTTTCAGTTCCGTGGGACTGGTCGGCCTGTGACATTCCCGCCGACTTTACTATCGGAGGCTCGGGCTCAGGTGGCACGGGTGGCGGCGTTGGGTTGACGTTGCAAACAAACGGCGTTAACAATGGCTCACAATCGCTCCTCAACTTACAAGAAGGAACCAACGTAACCATTACCGATAACGGTTCGGGGACTGTGACTATTAGCGCCTCGGGTGGGGGCGGTGGCGGGGGTGGGACTGTTACTAGCGTAGGCCTTTCGGCTCCGAGCGCTTTTACGGTTTCGGGCTCACCCATAACGGGAGCGGGCACACTTGCAATAAGTGGCGCGGGAACCTCAAGCGAATACATCGACGGTACGGGGGCGCTCCAAACGTTCCCAACTATTCCCGACCCTTCTACTTTTGTCCCTTACACGGGCGCGACTGGTAACGTGGATTTGGGTGTTCACTCATTAACCGCTAATGATGGGTTTGATAACACGGAAATAAACCCCGCATTTTTTGGGGTGCAAAATTCTTCAGGATTAAAGTTTTCCGTTTTAGATAAGGCGGGTTTAACAGTAACAGATAATACAGGCGGTGGCGACGTTATGATAGTGAACGCGGGCGGTTTGACCTTTCCCGACGCAACTAGCCAATACACCGCCGCGCCTGTCAACCTCGACGATTTGAGCGACGTCAATACGCCCTCACCTTCGAACGGGCAAGTTCTCGCGTTCAACTCAACCTCGGGAGATTGGGAAGCGGTAACGCCAGCGTCGGGGGGTTCGGTTACCTCGGTGGGGTTAACGATGCCGAGCGCTTTTAACGTTTCGGGGTCACCTGTTACCACGGCGGGAACTCTCGCGGTTACGGGTGCGGGAACTATTTCGCAATATGTACGGGGCGACGGTACTCTCGCCAACTTCCCGAGCACGGGAGGAGGAGGCGGGCAAATCTTTTATTTTAACGGTAATATTAGCCAGGGCACTATTGGCGGGACGGCGTTTTATGAATTAGGCACGGCGGCCAATACAGGGCCCGCCGCCAATTTCACGCGGGCCACTACGGGCGTAATTGCTAGTTTTATAACTGATGTCAATAGCCCGAATCATTTGATTATTCCCTCGGGCGTTTGGACGATCGACGTTTATTTGAGTGAGACGGGCGGCGGTTCGAATAACGCCGAAATTGTGGCGGTGCTCAAGGTTTACAACGGCTCAACGTTTACAACTATCGCAACCTCTCCGCTCGAGCAAATAACCAACGGCAACGTTCCCGACCTTTACACTTTTGCTATCTCGGTTCCGAATACGGTAACGGCCGCAACCGACCGCGTAGTTATCGAGTTCGACATTCAGAATACCAACGGTAAAACGGTCACTCTTTACACCGAGTCGAATAAAATTGGCGAGGTGCATTCAACCTATGCGATAGGGCTCAGCTCGTTGAATGGGTTAACTGATAACACTCAGACGTTCGCCACGGGAACGGCGGGAACTGATTTCGCTATTAACTCGGCGGGTTCGGTTCACACGTTTGATTTGCCCACGGCGTCGGCGGCAAATCGAGGAGCGTTAAGTTCGGCGGACTGGAGTACATTCAACGGAAAACAAGATTCAATAGGTTTAACCACGGTCGGGACTAACCTCGCCACGCTTCCGAATCCTAGCGCGGTTCGTTATATTCGCATTAATGCAGATAATACAGTTAGCGCGATAAGTCTAGCAACCTTGAAAAGCGAGCTCGGGTTATTGCGCGGGGTGCAAACGACTACTCTAACAAGCGCATTGACTACTACGATTGTGAGCATTACAGGATGTCAATTAGCACTTGATGCAAATAGTACCTACATCGGTCGACTGGTCGTGTCCTCTGGTTTCTTAAGTACGACAGGTTTTAACTTGCTATTTACTTTCCCAAGTGCATCGACAATGAACGTCGGGCAATTGTCGAGTACTAGCGTTTCGGGTCAATTTATGCAATGGCAAGCGGTAACGAGTGGAACCGCGTTAAACATCAAACTTAACCAAGCGGCTACCCAAACAGGCTTAACCACAATTGAAATATTTATTAGCACGGGTGCGAACTCGGGCAACTTGGCACCAGCATTTGTGACAACTTCGAACGGGAACACGGCCACCGTATACGGAAACGCTACATTTATTCAACTTGAAAAAATATAATTATGAGAGATATACAACCGCTAGATATTTGGGCCAACGGCGAAACGAAAACCGCCGTATGTATTCGCCTTTATATTTCATATGACGATTTGCAAGCTACGGCCGCTCTTCAATATTCACTTTGTGACGTTGACGGCCGCACCATTTACGATGGGCAAGTAATATTTGATGGGCAAACCTACATCGATTGGGGTAGTAGTGGCGATTCGAATAATGAAGCTTACATTATTGCGGCATCAATGCTTAATCTCACATTAAAATAATGGCTGATGATTTTGAAGAAATACTAAACGAGTATGCGCTTGCCGTAGTGGAGCGTGCGCAATCTAACCTGCGCATCAAACGTCGTGTGCGCGGTAAGATGGTCAACCGTGTTGCAAGTGGTAACCTATTACGATCGCTATACTACAAAATCAATATACGGTACAACAAACCCACTATTGACTTTACCGTAAGCAATGACGAAGCGGGCAAGTATGCAGATGTGATTGAGTTTGGCAGAAGACCCGGCGCACGCGCGCCACGTTCTGAATACATTGAAAACTGGATACGTCTTAAGTTAAAGATAGGTGGCTTCAAACTACGCAACAATCAAGGCGAATTTGTTAAGACCACAGAGAGTCGCATAAAGAGTGCAGCATATGCCATAGCTCAAAGCATAGGCAAGAATGGTATACAAGGCATCAACTATTACGGCGAAGCCATAGATGATACATGGGACGAATACAAAGACAAGTTGATGGAAGGATATATCAAAGGAATAGAACAAAGACTACTATTAAATAAAAGATAATGGCAATAACAATTGACGACCAACCATATGAGTGGGCAGTACGTGGGCAGAAGCTAATGATCGTTGCAATAAGTGATGCAACAGCACAGCCGGGTTTTCGTTATGGCGTGCAAATCATTTTACAGGGTACTCCATACAATTTCTTTGTAGCTCCTGCACCTGATACACGGTTGTATTTCGACATGCAATCACTAGTCAATGATATGCGCAACAGCGAGCCACTTAATTACCACCTTGATACTGACAATACGCTAGACGATGCGAGCAAAATAACATATGATTTTACACTTAGTGAATGGTGGATAGTCAATGGAGTGCTAACCGAGAATGAAGGGAGCGAGGTTAATGGTGTAGACGGTATAATCATCAATGGCTACTATCAGATAAAGGACGGATACAAGCCATCACCTGAAAGCGGTAATTCAGCCGTCAAGTATTCCTTGACAAATGCCACATCATACGCAATGAGTGACCGTATTATAGGCACTAACAATTGGCCTTTGGCTGCAACATTCTTGACTACGAATAACAACGTAATGATTCCTGTATTTGAATCCGACTACGGCGTG